CCCGCCATGGATGCCCTGCCCGACTGCCGCATGCTGCAGCAGATGGGCATCACCACGCTCAAGGCCATCCACAAGGCCGTGGATCCGCCCATGAGCGTCCATGCGGGCCTGCGCTCCGTGGGGCTCGACCTGACGCCCGGCGGCATCAACTTCGTGGACAGCCTGCCCGGTCAGAACCAGCCCGTGGCCACGCCCCTGCTGCAGGTCAAGCCCGACCTGGCCCAGGCACGCTCCGCCATGGAAGCCGTGCAGCAGCAGATACGGGCCGGGCTCTACAACGATCTGTTCCGCCTGATCCTGGAAGGCCGCAGCAAGGTCACGGCCAGCGAGATCGCCGCCCGCGAGGAAGAGAAGCTGCTGCTCATCGGCCCCGTGCTGGAACGCCTGCACGACGAACTGCTGATCCCGCTCATCGACCGCACCTTCCGGCTCATGCTGGCCCTGGACATGCTGCCCCCCTGCCCGCCTGAACTGAGCGGGCGCCACCTCAAGGTGGAATTCGTCTCCCTGCTGGCACAGGCCCAGAAGCTGGTGGGCATCAGCGCCACGGACCAATATCTGGCCCTGACCCTCAAGGCGGCCTCGGCCTGGCCCGAAGCCCTGGACAGCGTGGATGTGGACAACCTGCTGGACAACTACGCCCAAAGCCTCGGCCTGCCCGTGAACCTGACCCGCCCCCGCGAGGAGCGGGCCCGGCTGCGGGCCGGACGCGAGGAGGCGCGGCAGACGGAACAGCAGCTGGCCCTGCTGCAGAAGGCCGCCGACCTGGGCCACACCCTGGCCGACAGCGACCTGACCGTGGAAGGGGAAAAAAGCTCCGTCCTGCAGGTGCTGGCCAACCTGGCCGCCGGGGCTTCCCCCGCCCTGCGGCCGCAGCCGGGCGGGACGATGCCGCCCCCGGGAGGAGAGCATGATGCACGATGACCAGCTTTTCCCCGCCGGGAACACTGCCCCCGTTTCCCCGGCACGGCAACGCTGGCGGGCCGGATTGTGCCGAGCCGTGGACGGGCTCATGACCTCGGCGGAAGGACGCGACCTGTTGCGCTGGCTGCTGCAGGCCGGGCTCTGCTTCACCGCCGCCTGTCCGGGCCCGGAGACCCCGGCCGGACAGATCTACTGGGAGGAGGGCCGCCGCCATGTGGGCGTGGCTGTGCTGCGTCTTTTGCAGGAGGCCGATCCCTCCCACCTGCCCCGACTTTTTCTGACACAGGAGGAAGATGATGCCCGAAACTGAACCGATCTTTGACGAAGGCGGCATGGCCCCCCGGCCGGAAAGCGGCCTCTACGGCCTGCCCGCCGACGAAGGAGGGATGCCCCCGACGGCGCCCCTGCTGGGCAGTGGCCCGGAAGAAGGCCAAACAGCCGCCCCCGCTCAGACTTCCACCGAGGGACAGGAAAACCGTCCCGCCACCGATGAAGCCGCCCGGCTGGAGGCCCATCTGCGCCAGACCGACGCCCTGCGCCGTGCCCGCTGGCAGCAGCAGGTAGAACAGTGGCGGCAGGAAGTGGCCGACGATCCGCAGCTGGGCGGCGAGCATCTGCCCGCCACCGTGGCCCGGGCCCAGCTGGCTCTGGACCGCTTCGACACGGACAAGAGCATCGGCCGTCTGCTGGAAGAAAGCGGCTACGGCAACCACCCGGCCGTGCTGCGCTTTTTCAGCCGTCTGGCCGACAGCCTGCTGGAAGACAGCCTGCCCGGCAGTGAAGGCGGCGGCAGCCTGCCGCCCCTGGAAGAGCGCATGTACGCGGGCTGGAGCTCGCAGCGCTCCTGACGGCGCCGGGCACGGGCGCTGCCTTCATGAGCGTGCCCTGTCCCGGGTCGCAGGGTGCAGGGAGCCGGGAGAAAAACGGCCCCGCCTCGCTGCTCGAAACAGAGACGTCCCGCCCAGCTGGGAGCGCCGCCTTGCCGCCCTCATGGCGGCCCGACGTCCCGGGCCGAGGCCGCTCCTGACTCCCGCCTGCAGGACTTCTGCCCTGCTTTTCCCCCGCTTGGCCTGCGCTGCCCCACAGCCCGGGCCAGCCCCAACAGCATTCCTTCTTTCCATCCTTGCATACCGGGCCCATGACGGCCCCTCCCCGACCACCTTTTCCAAGGAGATCTCATGTCCGCCACTCTGGGTTTCGTGGCCACGCTGGCCGAAATGGAACAGTTCTATCGCGGCGACAAGGCCGGTCAGATCATCGAGCTGATGAACAAGACCAACGACATCATGGATGACGTACCCTGGATGGAAGCCAACCAGTCCGACGGCCATCTGACGCGCATCCGCACCGGCCTGCCCGCCGTGTACTGGCGCCGCCTCTATCAGGGCACGCCGCCCGCCAAGTCCCAGTGGAGCCAGGTCAAGGAAGGCTGCGGCATCCTTGAGGCCATTATGGAACTGGATGTGGAAGAGATCCGCCTGTACGGCGACCGCGACCGCTCCTTCCGCATGAGCGAGGGCATCGCCTTTGCCGAGGCCATGCGCCAGAAGGTGGCCCGCACCCTGTTCTACGGCGACAGCAACCGCAACCCCGACGAATTCAACGGCCTGGCCATGCGCTACCCGGCCAGCGATGCCGAGAACGTGCTGGATGCCGGTGGCCGCGACGGCAGCTGCACGTCGCTCTGGCTGGTCTCCTGGGGACCGCAGTCCGTGCACGGCATCTACCCCAAGGGCAGCCGCGGCGGCCTTTCCCACGAGGACCTCAAGACCTACATGGCGCAGGACGAGAACGGCCGCAAATATCAGGTCACGGGCGACAAATACAACTGGCGCTGCGGTCTGGCCGTGCGCGACTGGCGCGGGGTGGTGCGCATCGCCAACGTGCCCGTGGCCGCGCTGGGCAAGCGCAAGGGCGAGGAAGGTTTCGTGGATCTGCAGAAGCTGACCATCGAAGCCAAGAACCGCATGCCCCAGCATCTGCGCCAGAAAGCCGTCTGGTACGCCAACGCCGATGTGCTCACCGCGCTGGAACTCCAGAACTCCGATGCCGGGCAGGTGCAGCTGCACTACGGCGAATTCTTCGATGCCAAGGCCGTGCCCGTGCTGCACGGCCGCCCCGTGCGCCAGTGCGATGCCATAGCCTCGGACGAGGCCTCCATCTAGGCGTGCCCGGTTCGCGAGAGGGGACGATCCTGTGCCATTGCCGCCGGGATACAGCTCCCGGTACTGCCCGCAGAGGGCCGCACGGTGACGCCGGAGGCACGTCGTCTCCCTCCCCTTCATGGTGATCCGGAGCATGCCTTCCGGCGCCGTCCCCCTTCCCTCCGCACGACCGCCATCCGGTCGATCCCCATGCTTTTTTTCAGGAAACAAGGAGTTTTCATGGCCATCATCGACAGTCATTGCATCCTTTTCGAAGGCCCCCTGAGTGCCGAAAGCACCGGCAAGGCCGTGCCTCTCACGGCCCTGCGTCTGCCCGGCCGCATGGAGCCCATGCCGCTGCGCATCTCCGTGACCAGGGGCTTCGCCAAAGAACGGACCACCTCGCTGGACCTGACCCTGCAGGAGGCCGACAGCGCCGATGGCGACTGGCAGGACGTGCCCGGCGCCGCCATCAGCGTCCCGGGGGAGGAGCTGGGCGAAGGCGCCCGCCTGGGCTGGCGCTTCGTGCCCCAGGCCGTGCGCAAGAGCTGGCTGCGTCTCAAGCTGGCCCCGTCCGGGAGCGGCAGCCATGACGGGCATGTCTTCGCGGCCCTGCTGCGCGAGGAGGACTTCCCCTACGAAAAGGAACTGCGCGTGCGCTAGCCCTTTTGAACGGGATGGAACCGGGCCCTCGTGATGTCCGGCCATCCGTACAGGTCCATGTCCGCGACCGTCGGACAAGGATCATTCCCTTCCGGGGAGCGGGACGGCTGTGCTGTCCCGCAGCCCCGGGTCATGGAGGACACAGCCGTGTCCCCCTGCCTGATGCCATCACAAGGAAGACATATGGATACCCTGACCCAGATAGCCATCTGGAACCGGGCCCTGGGCTTTTTGGGCGCCCGCAGCATCGCCGCCGAAGACGAGAACACGCCCGAGGCCCTGCAATGCCGCCTGTACTGGGACAGTGCCCGGCGGCAGGCCCTGCGGGACTATCCCTGGGCCTTTGCCCAGCGCCGGGCCTGGCTGGCCCGGGTGGCCCTGCCCACGGGATTCGAGCAGGAATACCGCTTTGCCTACGCCCTGCCCGAGTCCTGCCTCAAGGCCCACGAGGTCCGGCACGAAGGCCTGCTGCCCCGTCCCTTCTGTCTTGCACGGGATCCCGCCGGGGATGCCACCATCCTGCTCACCAGCGCCAGCCGGGCCCTGCTGCTCTATACGGAAGACGTACGCCATTGCCATCAGTTCGACGACCTTTTCGCCCACATGCTGGCCCGCAAGCTGGCCTGCCTGCTGGCGGCGCCGCTGCTCAAGAGCAACAGCCAGAAGATCGCGGAACTGGAGCAGCTCTACAGCACCAGCCTGCCCCAGGCCCGACAGTCCGATGCCAGTGAACGCCGTCCCCTGCCCCTGCCCGACAGCTGGTTGCAGGCCCGCTGACGGTCCCTGCCCGCCTTTCACCGTACGGCGGTCCCATGTCCGCCCCTTTCCCGGAGTTCGCATGACCATGCCCTACAGTCCCGGCCGTGCCCTATTCGAAGGCAACGGTACGGCCACGGATTTTCCCTTTTCCTTCAAAGTCTGGGGAACGGACCAGCTGTCCGTGACCCTGACCGGCCCCGACGGCACCAGCCGGCCCGCCAGTGGCTGGAAGGCCCGTCTGAACGACGACGGCGGCAGCGTGACCTATCTCCACGACGGCGCGCCCCTGCCTGAGGGCTGGAAACTGGCCATCACCCGCAACATGCCGTTCGAGCAGCAGATCGACCTGGTGTCCGGGACCCGCTTCGATGCCGAAGTCATCGAGACGGGCCTCGACAGGGCCACGGCCGAACGCCAGCAGCTGCTGGAACAACTCCAGCGGGCGGTCATCCTGCCCCCCACCAGTGACGAGACGCCGGAAGACATGGCGCTGGAACTGCTGAGGCCGTCAAAAGCGCCGGTACCGCCCAAAGCAGCGCACAGACCGCAATCACCAGTGCTTCGCGGGCAGCCGCCAGCGAACAGGCCGCGGCAGGGCACGAGCAGGCCGCACGGCAACTGCTGGAAGATGCCCGGGATAGCTGCCTGAACATCGGCAGCCTTACGGCGGAGGCGGAGACGCTGGAGCCCGGGGAGGCCGCGGCCGTGGACTTCGTGCCGGATTCCCTGCGCTTCTTCTTCAAGATCCCGCGCGGCATGCCCGGTGTTCAAGGACCGGCCGGTGCCGCAGGGCCACAGGGTGCCAAGGGGGACAAGGGCGATCAGGGAGAGCGTGGCCCGCAAGGGATACAGGGACCGCAAGGCCTGCAAGGTGCGCAGGGGCTGCCCGGAGAACGGGGCCCCCAGGGCATCCAGGGCATCGCTGGCCCGGCCGGGCCAGCAGGAGAGCAAGGCACCACCGGTGCCCGTGGTCCCCAGGGGCCGCAAGGCCTGCAAGGAGAGAAGGGAGAGAAAGGCGATCCCGGAGAGCCCGGGCCGCAGGGGCCGAAAGGAGAGGCGGGAGACATCACCACGGCACTGGATGCCACCTTCATCCAGTTCGTGGTGGATGGCGACGGCGACCTTGCCATGAACTACACGGGGGCGGCACAGCCTGAGGCCGCTTTTTCCATCGATGCCGACGGCGAACTGGAGGTGACCTATGCCGACGCTTAAGATCGGGCGCGTGCGCCCTGTGTTCCGGGGCGAGTACAGCCGTGCGCAGAGCTATACGGTCCTTGACCGTGTGACGCTCGACGGGGAGGTCTGGGAATGCGTCAAAGACGCCCCCGCCGGGACTGCGCCGCAGGAGAACGCGTCTGCCTTTTGGGTCAGGATCGGTGCCAGAGGCCCCCAGGGCGAACGCGGCGCACAGGGCATCCAGGGCCCTGCAGGAGCTGACGGCGCCACCGGTCCCGCAGGCCCCGCCGGACAGCAGGGGGAACAGGGCGAACCGGGCCCCAAGGGCGATACGGGGGCCACGGGCCCCCAGGGACCGCAAGGGCCGCAGGGAGAGCCGGGCCCCAAGGGAGATACAGGAGCCCGTGGAGCTACCGGTGCCACCGGCCCGGCCGGTGCGGATGGAGCTGACGGCCTGCCGCCGGAGCATGAATGGCAGGGGACGGCGCTGCGCTTCAAGGAGCCCGACGGTTCGTGGGGACAGGCTGTGGACCTGCGCGGGGCTCCCGGATCGTCCGCTACCGTCCCCATCGCCACCACTTCTGTGGCAGGCAAAGTGAAGGCCGGCACGAACCTCTCTGTTGCTGCCGACGGGACCCTCAGCGTCGCCAGTGCGTCCACTTCCGCCAAGGGCGTGGTGCAGCTCTCCTCCGCCACCAATTCTACCAGCACAACTCTGGCTGCTACGGCCAGTGCCGTAAAAGCCGCATACGACAAGGGAGCCTCCGCCGCGACCGCTGCCGGCAAAGCCCAGACGGCTGCGACTGCCGCCCAGTCTGCCGCTGACGCGGCCGCCGAGACCGCCAATACGGCCAAAGCTGCCGCCGATGCCGCGCAGAGCGCCGTCGATGGTGTCGCCAAACCGAACGCCTATGTTACCGCGACCTGGCGGTCCGGTTCCTCGTGGTATCGCAAATGGTCCAACGGCTTCATTGAACAGGGCGGCACCACGACGACCAGTGGCGCATCGACCACCATATCGCTGCATACGCCGTTCACTTCCACCTCGTACACCGTCGCCATCGGCGAGGTGAACGCTGATAACTATCTGGAAGGCTCGTCCGTCATATCCGCACGCGCCACGGCCAACTTCACCATCAAGCGTCCTACGAGCGGGATCTCCATCTCCTGGTACGCAGCTGGCTATTAAGGAGCAACCATGCCTTTTACCATCGGACAAACATTCGATTCCACATACCCCCCGGAAGCCGCCGAGTGGTGCATGCACAATAATGCCTACATCGAGGAGGTGGACGGGAGCTTCGTCATCAAAGCCGTCCTTCCCCCCACGGAAGAAGAGCTGGCCGCACAGGCCCTTGCCGAGGCCAGGGCGCAGTCGTCCACCATCCTCATGGCCCGGATGCAGGCGGACATGGTGCAGACGGGCGCCTTCGCCGCCGCCGAGTTCGCCACCTTCGCCAAAGCCGGGCTGTTCGCGGACTGGGCTGCCGGCCAGACCTACGCCAAGGGCTACCGCCTGGCTCACAAGGGCATCGTCTATGAGGTGATGCAGGAAGTCACGGCCATCGAGAACCAGCCCCCGGATGCCGCCGGGATGCTGGCCGTGTACCGTCCGCTGTCCGTGGACCCGGAGACCGGTGACGAACCGGATGGCAGCCGGGAACATCCCTATGCCTTCCTCTACGGCATGGATGTCACGAAGGGCAGCTACTACAGCTATGACGGCAAGCTCTGGCTGGCCAGGGCCGACATGCCCGCCTGCGTCTGGACGCCTGGCACGGAAGGCCTGTGGCAGTGGGAAGAGGCGGGCGCGGCCTGAGCGCCGGCGGATGCGGAAATGTCCCGTCTTTTGTGCTACGGCTGCCGGCCCGGACACGCAGCGTCACGGCCCGTGTCCGAGAACGCACAGGCAGAGACAGCTGCGGTAAAGTAAACACTGATTCCCTGCGTCTGCCCCGATCCCCCAAGCCCCTTCCACGTCCCGTGATGCTGCCTTCTTCAAAGGGCTCCGGGACAATCCTTGCAGGTCTTCTTCTGACAGGCCTGCCTCGCCCGCAACCTCCACCTTTTTTCGAGGTCCCATGCGCATAGCCCTGCACAACTTCACCGGCGGCGAGGTCTCGCCCATCCTGGCCGCGCGCTATGATCTTTCCCGCTACGGCAGTTCCGTGCAATGCATGGAGAACATGCTGCCCGGCCTGCACGGTGACGTACGCCGCCGCCCCGGCACGCTGTTCCTGGGCAGCCTAGAGGATGAGGCCGTGCTCCTGCCCAGCTTCAATGCTCTGGCGGAGCAAAACTTCGTGCTCGTCCTTTCCGGTCATTCCCTGTGCATCGCCGACATCCACGGCTTCGACAGGCAGACAGGGGCCCTCCCCCGCCTGCCCACGCCCTACGAGGCCCGGCATCTGCTGGAGATCTGCGCCGCCCAGGTGGGGGATACCGTCTATCTGGCTCACACGGCCTATCCGCTGCACAAGCTCGTCCGCAGTACGGACAGTGATCCGGAAGCTCCCCTTCCCGACAATGCCATCCGCAGCCACGGGTACCGCTGGACGCTGGAAGCCGTGGCCCTCAACAGCAGCCTGCCCGCTCCCCAGGCCCCCGACTGTACGTTCGTGCGCGGCAACAACGACGATGACGCGGGGCTCGGCTACACGCTGCGGTACAAGATCGTGGCCGTGGACGCCAACGGCAAGCAGTCGCTGGCCTCGGAGGCGGGCAGCTGTGACGGCAAACATCCCTCCGACTGGGTGGTGGGCAACCGCACGGACATCTCCTGGACAGCCGTGGAAGGCGCCACGGAATACAACATCTACCGGGAGGAGGCAGGCTATTACGGCTTCATCGGCGTCAGCAGCGGCACGACCTTTTCGGACAACAACTATCAGGCCGACACGGCCGATACCCCGCGCGAGGACTGGGACCCGTTCGCCGACGGCAACAATCCGTCCGTGGTGGCCTTCCACCAGCAGCGCATGGTCCTGGCGGGCACACGCGACAGCCCGCAGGCCTTCTACCTTTCGCGCAGCGGGGACTTCGAGAACTTCCGCAAGTCCCGCCCCCTGCAGGACGACGACCCGGTGGAATACCTTATCGCGTCCGGCTCCATCGACGCCATCGCCTGGGCGGCCAGCTTCGGGGATCTGCTGCTGGGTACCTCGGGCAGCGAATACAAGGCCAGCGGCAACGGCAGTGCCATCACCCCGGGCAACATCACCATCACGGCCCAGTCCTACTGGGGCAGCGCGGGCCTTGCGCCCATCATCATCGGCAATGCCATCCTGCATGTGCAGCGCCACGGCGCCCATGTGCGCGACCTGTTCTATTCGCTGGAAAAAGACGGCTACGCGGGCAATGACCTCTCCATCCTGGCCCCGCATCTGTTCGAAGGCCACCGTCTGCGCCAGTGGGCCTATCAGCAGACACCCGGGTCCGTGCTCTGGATCGTGCGCGACGACGGCCTGTTGCTGGCCCTGACCTATCTCAAGGAGCACGACATCTGGGGCTGGAGCCGCCACCCCACGGCCGGCGAGGTGCTGTCCGTGTGCAGCATCTCCGGCCCGGACAGCGACGAACTGCTGCTAGTGGTCCGCCGCCGGGATGCGGACGGCGGGAGCCGCTACTGTCTGGAACGCCTGGCCCCCCAGTGGCAGGACAGCGATCCTGTGGAGGAAGCCTTCTTCGTGGATTGCGGCCTGAGTATCCGCCGGGAAGAAGCGGCAAACGACGTGGACGGGCTCGACCATCTGGAAGGGCAGTCGTTGGCCGTGCTGGCGGACGGGAGCCCCGTGGAAGGCTGCGTGGTGCGGCAGGGCCGCATCCGGCTGCCCTTTGCCGCCCGCATCGTCCAGGCGGGCCTGGCCTATGCCTCGGTCCTGTCGCCCCTGCCCGTGGAAGGCAACGGCGAATCCGGCAGCACGCTGGGGCGGCAACGGGCGCTGGGCCGCTGCTGCCTGCGCCTGTACCGCAGCGTGGGCGGCCGCTACGGGACCGGCCGCGACGAACTCTACGACATCCCCTTCCTGCCCCGGCGCTGGGATGAGGCCTGCCGGCCTTTCAGCGGCGATGTGGATTTTTTGCCCGCCGGAGGCCACAGCCCCTCGGCCACTATCTGGCTGGTGCAGGAACGCCCCCTGCCCTTCCATCTGCTGGCCCTGAGCCTGGATGTGGAATTTGCGGAGATATGAACCAAGGAGGCACCATGATCCATTGTCACTGTGAACCGCTCGCCCGCCTGCTGCAGGAGCTGCCGCCCCTGTTGCAGGCCCACTGGGATGAGAGTGAGGCCGCCCTGTTCGGCCCGCAGGCCTATGCCCTGGACACGGAACGCTATGCCTGCTGGGAGCGCCTGGGCATGCTGCATGTGGTGACGGCCCGGGATGGTTCCGGCAAGCTGCAGGGCTACGCCGCCTTCACCCTTACGGACTGCCCGCACCGTCAGGGCAAACGTCTGGCCGCCCTGGACGGGCTGTATCTTGCCCCGGCCGCCCGCAAGGGCCTGACCGTCCTGCGTCTGCTGCGCACGGCCGAGGCCGGGCTCAGGGAACGCGGCGCGGATGTGATCCAGTACAGCTCCCCGTCCTCCCGCCCCTGTGACGCCCTGTATCGCCGTCTGGGGGCCCGCCATACGGAAAGCGTCTGGCATAAGGAGCTGCGCTGATGGCCGTGGCCAGCAGTACCGCGGCCCTGCTGGGGGCCGCCGTGACCCTTGCCAGCACCGCCGTGGGCACCTGGAGTGCCGTGAGCCGTCAGGAGGAGCAGCGCAAACAGGCGGAATTCTCCGCCGACATGGCCCGGCGCAATGCGCAGGTGGCGGAAGAGAATGCCCGCATGGCCGAGGAAGAAGCCCGGCAGACCCGGGCCGACAGTTACGATGCGGCGGTGCGCAAACGGCAGGAAACGTCCCTGCTGGTCGGCAAGCAGCGGGCACAGGCCGGGGCCTCGGGGGCGCAGATCGACAGCGGCAGCCAGCTGGACAGCCAGCTGGACCTGCGGGAAAAAGGAGAACTGGACGCCCTGTCCATCGAGGAACAGGGAGAACGCGCGGCCTACAATCAGGAAGTCCAGGCCTGGAACCAGCGCAATGCCGCACAGGGATCCCAGGCCAGGGAACGGCAGCTGCGCAGCAAAAGCAGCACGGACTATCTTTCCCTGAGCAAGACCCTGCTCAACGGCGCCGGACGCCTGGGCAACAACTTCGATCTGTTCTCGGGCCAGGGGCCGCGCCTGCCCTGA